ATCGTTGTCTTTTGCTCCAAACGTATAACCATTTAAAAAGTTGTATTGGACATCTGTAATTGATTCAAGCGGAACCTCAAACTGCATAAAAGCGGTCGCAGCAAATGTATTCATTACAAATTCATATAAATTCTGCGACGTATCAATTGCGCTATAAGCACTGAAAGGTAACGTAGGACCAGAAGTCATTGTAATAGTTTCTAATGATGTATTAATAGTCCAAGTATTATTTAACGTTGGTACTGCAATCTGCTGTCTGTCGTTAATAAGTGTAACTAGTTGTGATACTGATCCCGATGCAGTACCGAGAGTTGTTTCAAATGGTTTGTCACCAAATTTTCGTACTCGAAGTGTAGAGTTATTAGTTCCACTATAACTTTGTTGTGGAATATTACCACTAGCATCAGTAGTACCATTAAAGATCGTGGTAACACCGTCATTAATATAAACAAAGGCACCAGATACATTAACACCATCTTCGTCTTTTACGTTAACATCAATTGTTTTTGCTTGGACTTGTACGGTAATTTGTCCGGTGTAACTTGCACCTCGACGAATACTTGGTGTTGTTATGCCAGCCGGAATTGTAATAACAATATCTTGAGCAGATGTTGCATTAATATATAATGTTTCGTTACCAGTAGATCCAGCAGTAAAGTCAGTTCCTTCAATACCAAGAGCGCCTGTAGCATAACCAGTCGCTGTGTGCGGAAAAGTATATGTCGCAGGAACAGTCGTTAGCTCAATTGCATGGTTTGATCCATCACTTACAAAAGTACACGTTCCAATTGCCGTGATATCACTTACAAGTAAACTTGTTGCGCCAATAGACTCGTTGAATGTACAAGTGTCAATTGATGCACCACCTTGCGTTACCTGATCACACTGGTTAAACGATGTACTCCCTAAAGTAGAATTACTAAGGAATATGAATGTTCCCATTGCATTGAAGTTACAGCTTTCTAAATCAACAGTCGCATTATCAACTACTTCAAAATTACCTCTAGAAACAGTACTAATAGAAGAAAATGAAATAGATGTCCATTCAACGTTTGAAGCAGCGTTGTTTATTTCAATCTTATTGAAATTAGATGTGACAAATTCTGTATTGTCGATTGTAATACTTTTGTTTGAATCTCTAAAATCTACAGAAGTTGCCGTTACCCCAAAAGTAAGAAGACCTTTATAAAGATATGATCCTCCAGCATCTTGAAATAACCCCCATCTGCCTAACGTTGGGTTATCATTTTCTGTAGCAATACCATCGAAGTCTGCGTATCCGTTTGCAAGATCGCCATCGGTAATAATAACTTCACCTCGGCCGTAACGCATGATATCGATGTTGAAAGAGTTACCTTTTGAAATGCCGACACTTAGATCAACACCAATCCCAGCTGTATTATACGTCGTATTAGGCGAACCGGTGGTAGCTGACTCGGTTGTTGTTGGGTTTACTGCATAATTTACCCAACCGCCATATGGATACGTATCTCGGCCATTTACATAGTATTGTCTAAAATTTGCACTGGTGTTACCAATAAAAACCTGTATTCCACCGAGTGATTTATTAATAGTTGCGTTAGGAGCAAACCATTTAAACCATATGAAAAAAGCACCATCAGTTGGAATTGTCCGACTTGTACCGGATGTGAAGACTAGAGAACCCTTACCATCTTTACGTTGTGATTCTGTAATACAACGATCACCATAAATCGCCAAGTCAGTATCAACCACGCCGGCGCCGTCTGTTCGGGTAAATCCGGTTGCCTCAGCAAATCCCGTAGTTGACGTCGCGTCGGTGTGAATTGATAAGTCTGTCGTATAGCTTGCAGCTGCCATTAGTTATTTGACTCCAATGCAATTTGCAAAACTTTTTCAAGCGTATGTTCTTTTGCGCACAGTGCAGTAATAATGCCAGTAGAAAATGCAGATACAACAACAGATATCCCTTGATCGTTAAGAGATTTTATGTATTGTTTCATCTGTATTGTCTCCCATGTGTCTACGTAATCGTTACTAACTAATGCATGATATACTTTTGTTCTTATTTTATCGAAAATTACTCCAGTTTTATCTGGTCGTAAACTTTCATCATACCCATCAGTAATATATAAACAATTGAAGTTGACACACGAAGGAGGTCTATCTTCGTAAATAGCGCAACCTCTATCACAGAACTTACATACAGTATTATCTTCTTTTACAATGATACCATCGTCAATAGGCGGTGTTATGCAACACGCCATACACCCATCACATTCCATCAATTATACTCGTAAGTCGCTCTATCATCCCAAGTTTTATCAAAGGCAGCTGAATTATCACCCCATATAATTTCGATATCATCGCCTATTTCATAGACTCTTTTAATCCGCCAGACTGCTGCATCTCTCGCAGAACCCGGTGCAGCTTCACCAATATAGGTAAATTGATCGGTGGCGCCAGCTGTGTCTACAAGTTTGTCGTATTGCACTTCTAACTCTGCCTTTAATCTGTCTAATACGTCTAAGAATGATTCTGATACAAATTTACTTTTAGCTGTATCGAATACGAGAATGGCTTCATCTTCTACCTGATGTCGTTTCTTAAATTCAACATCATCCATCTGAAGTATATTTACTGAACCACCGCCAGCTGAAGAAGCCCACCGCGATGAAATTTGAGCATCAACAAACTTCTTATGTTTTTCTATAGTATCTGATACTTCTTTTTTAAGATTCTTTTTAAAGTCTGATAATTCATTTGTTTGTACAGCATCTAACTGTTCATTTAACTCAACTTGCTTTTCGTTTAAATGCTGTTTTGCTGAATTAAAAAGCTCTTCGACATATTTATCTATTTCTTTTCGATCGGCGTCGACTCCTGGCTCTCCTTTTTCCCCTTTCTCGCCTTTCGGTCCTGTTGGCCCAGGTAATCCTCTTTCGCCTGTTGATCCAACAGGTCCTTGATCACCTTTCTCCCCCTTCTCGCCTTGCGTGCCAACATCTCCTCGGTCGCCTCTTGGTCCTTGTCCACCGGTTTCTCCTTTTTCCCCTTTTTCTCCGGTTTTGCCAATAACACCTTGTAATCCAACCTCGCCTTGATCGCCCTTTTCTCCGTCCTTTCCAGGTATTCCTTGAATCCCTTGCTGCCCTGTGGGACCGGCGGGTCCTGTGGGGCCTTCCTCACCGCTTTCACCTTGTTGTCCTTCATTACCCGTATGCCCTCTTTCTCCTTTTTCACCACGCGCTCCTGGTAGACCCTGGGGGCCTCTTTTGCCGTCATCACCCTTTGGTCCTTGTTTACCGTCTTGACCCGATATTGGTTTTATATTTTCAATAGCTTCATAAAGTCTTTCATTAACTTTTTTAGCTTCTTTTTTAACAGCAGCAATGGCGATACCAACCTCTAATGGATTCATATCATTCATCAGATAATGCCTGTGTTACAGTCTCCACCAATTTCATGTGGGCCAAATGCGCCTCTTCTTTTTTAACCTCAGCATCTTTATCTGTCTTTGCAGTAGGTTCACCTACAGGTCTAATCGGCGGTTCTGGTTCTTGATCTTCAGGTTCTTCTTGAGGCTCTTGCTCTTCGGCATACTTTGGATCTTTCATTTCTTCTTCTATCTGTTTATCAATATCTTCAATATCTTCTTCAGATTGTTGTAAAACCCAACGACGAATATATTCGTGTGAGTAATATTTTCCAACGTATTCGTCCATATCTCGAAGAAGACCAAGACGATCACGATTCATTTCCATATTCTTTAATTCATCGTAATAGTTATCAACGGCAAATTTAAAATCAATTTTATCGTGCCATTCTTTCCAATCTTCTGGAGTACAAATACCTTTTAGCAGCAACTGCCTTTCTAACATCTTCAAGAACAATTCACTAAACTTATTGCGAAGTCGTGTAATGAATTTTGAGAACTTAACTTCTTCTCTTGAGATTTCTGTTGCTCGACCAAGAGTATATGTTGCTTCTGGATTAAGTCGGCTAAGCGGTACGTTTAATGACTGGTAAAGTTTATTTTGGAAATACACTACGTCATCAATTTCACCAAGGTTTTGTCCACCTGGTAAAGTAGTAATTTCAGTACCTTTTCCACCTTCTCGCCGTGGTAACCAAAAATCTTCAAGCATAGTCATAAATTTGCGATCGTCACGAATCTCACCAGAAGATGAATCGTAGACAATTTTGTTTTTAAACTTTGTCATCATATCAGAAACATATTGTTCTGCTTTAGGTTTTGGTAAACCACCAACATCAACGTAGAATATTCGCCTTTCAGGTGCTCGTGAAATACGATAGATAACCAACGAATCTTCCATCGACCTGAGTTGGTTTAAAGGCCTAATTGCTTTTTGTAAGTAAGAAAGAATTAGTTTATTATCAATGTTCTGATATCCACTCGTTGCATATACAATAGAGTCTTTTGCAATCTTAATGCCTTCAGCTTGCTGAGACGAACTAGAAAATGAATTGGTGACACTACCAGTTACAGAATTTGTTTTCTTTAAGAAACCCATTGGGTTAAACATGTAGTATTCGTTGATTAGCTTTTCTAAAGGAGCTCCAGTCTTTGGATCTTTTTCCTTTTTAACTTCACGAATCTTTTTAATATTTCTTGGATCGATATATCGGACTTCTACAATACCGTTTTTTGGTTTTTTCTCGTCGATTACAACGTGATAATATAAGCGGCCGTCAATATACCACCTTTTAAAAATTTCATAACTCATTCGGTTAAATTCAAGTAAACGCAATACAGTAGTAAATTCTTCTTGTATTGTTTTCTTAATTGAATCTGTTTGTTCTATATCATCAAGAACGACGCTTACTGTAGTTTCATCAGAATCTTCGACAATTGCTTCGTTACATATATCTTGTATAGCTAAATCAATAGTAGGATCCATTGATATCGCTCGATACTTATTAACGAGTTCTGCTTCTGTGCGTACAGACCCATCTAAATCTACATATGTTCCATAAACACCACCAGCCTGAATTGTTAAAGCACCATCTTCATTGGTTGGCGGCACAAAAGATTGAAGAGTTTCTTGTTCGCGCTCTTCTTTCTTTCGATTAATTGAAAAACCAAAAAGTTCCATTACATACTCCTGTGAAAAAAAAGGGGACTATAGGTTTATTTATAGTCCCCTTTTAGGCCGATTATACGTTGAGTGGTATCAGCTTATTAGCTTATTGACCAGGCTCGAAGAAATCGAATGACCAAGAAACAGAATACAAACCAATAGTATCGGTCGTGTTCCAATCTAATTCAATCGTTCCAATGTCACTTGGCCAACAACCTTGAAGAGTATAAGTCTGTGCTGGAGCACCTTGCTTAGTATAAAGAGTGACTGTTGCATCTTCTTTATAATCTTCAGGTGAACCATACGAACGTGTATTACCAACAGCAGAGTTGATCTTTTCAGCCCACTCTTCTAATACACGACGCTGACTGAAATCTTCTTCAATCATAACTGTCGTAGTCCATGCATCGAATGTACGATCACCAGCAACTTTAATCTTACGACCAAAATAAGGAACTTCAATAATTCCAGTGGTATAAGAAGGAACCTGCGATGACATACACAACCAATTGAACTCTTCGCCAAGGGTATTAACCTGCACTTCGAAGAGTGCGGGCCGGAACCCGCCTCTTGCTAGTGCATCATTCTTAAATGTGTTAATATTGAAAGGCATTTAATTATTCTCCTATTATTATTTTCTATTTATCCGTATTTATTAGAAATTTCCAATAACTTCGGAGAATTCTACACCTGATCTAACTGCAACAAAGTTGAGTTGGATGAAGTTAATGCTTCGAGCGGGCTTGATGTATATATCACCAACAAACTCGTTCTTATCAATTACTTCACCAGTATTATTGGTTTCATCACATATAACGATGAAGTCAGTAATACCTCGGCGTGCTTGTACCTCTCGAAGGAAAGGGGTTACTACATTCACAAAGCTAGATCGTGTAAACTCGTCGTTGAATTCAAAGAGCGAGAATTGTGATGCTGCAGCAACTGCTTTTTCAAGGACGATGAACAAGCGTCGAACATTGATTCGATCAAAAGCAGAAGGCTTAGCAAGTAGCGTTTTATCTCCGTAAAGAACAACACCTTGACCTTGGAAATTAACAACTGGGTTAACACCATTGGCATAAAGCACGTCGCGTTCAGCTTTTTCAGGACTCCAAGAAAGCTTAATAACATTCTTAACGTTACCACGGTTGAAGCCAGCAGGCGACCACCAAGGGTCACGCGTGTCATCAGTTCGTGCACACAATCCAGCGATATCACCATTGAGAGGTACCCATCGGTAAACATCATTGTGCTTATCGTATTGATACTTGTATCCGCTATCAAGCACTGAGTAAGAAGTTGACCGTAAGCTATTTCGGAAGGTAATAACATCTTCAGAAATATCAGCAAAGTTATTTACAACATCTTCTTTAGCAGGTGAACAGAAAGATACACAATCTCGACGACGCTCACACAGGTTATCAACAATGTAGTTGGCTGTTTGAGTACCGTTAGCACCACCACGCGACTTACCAGTTAGTACAAGAGAGATATCATAGTCTTCAGCAGACTTAAATACGTCGTAAGCCCTGAATACCTGACCTAAAGTACATGCGGATTCACCACCATTTACATCAGATCCAAGTTGGAACGAATGATTTACTGGGGTTGTTGCGCTTGATGATACAACCAAAGCAGCAGTTGTAGTAGGTGCAGCGGTTTCATCTGATCCAGCCCAAACATATCGTGAACCTTGGTTCAAGACTTCTTTGTAGTAGATAGTTTCGCCATCAATTCCTTTAGCATCAGTTGCTCGTGACAGACCTTGATATACTTCTAATACAGTATTAGGTACACCAGAAATTTTACCATCTTCATCGACAACAACAACATGCAGCTCATCATTTGCAGCAGTGTTACCTTGCTCAGTTACATATTGAGACTGACCAGGCGCCTTCTGAACGAGATTGTAATGCTTCCAGTATCGGTTGAGTGAATCACCGCTAACTAATTCAACATTCTCAGAAAGAGCAAGGTTGTCAGTAAACGTAATAGAACCTTCAGTTGAGGAAGAAGGGCCGATTGATTCAACTTCGAGGAACTGATAACCGATAGTAGTATTACCGAATCGTAAAAGATCACCAACAACAAACTGATTTGTGATTGAGACGATATCAGCAGCGTCACCAGAATCGGTAGTAATAGCAGCAACACGCTCACCAACTTCAAGATCAACAGTACTGTTAATAACGATAGATGCGTTAGCTGCCGCTTGCTGTGCGATGCTAATGGTTGATTGGAAAGCAGAAGCACTATCACATACAGATATTGCTAATGAATTACCAAGCTCACCAGGATACTTTGCAACATATTTAACTGCTGCATCAAAGTTCAGAGCAGCATCAGCATATGCATCGTCATTCTTAACAATGTGATTTGCAAGAACTGAATCTGTTCCAAGAGTTGTGGTATTTGCAATAGCGCTGAACGTGTAATCTTCGTCGTGGATTTCTACAATTTTGTTGCCGTCGGCAGTTAAAATGTTACTTGATAAAGTAATACGAGTATCACCGTTTCGAACAACATCAAAGTTAGTATCGCCAGTATCACCAATAGTTATTGGAGCAATACCAAGCTGTTCATCAGTGACTTGGAAATCTGTAGCAGTAGCATTAAGGACATAGTAGTCAGTAGATTCAGCCAAAGGTGATGGCAATGTACCTGTACCGCCATCGCGCTCGAATTGAATACGTTCGCCGTTAACAAGAGTAGTTCCAAGAGCTACGTCAATGGTGTTATTACCGACATCAACTTCAGTCGTATAATCAACAGCAACACGAACTTCAGCAGTATCAACAGATGATACAGTAGTACCAGCTGCAACATCAGATGATGCTACAACACCAAAACCCTGAAGAACAGTAGTTTCAGTATTACCAGCAACAACAAGATAGTTATAACCAAGTGCACCATAAGCGCTAACATTTACGTCGACGCCAGTAGTGTATCCTGCCCTAGAAACATAAAGGCGATTTGCATACGCCAAAAAGTTAGATGCAGTAAACCAGGTTTCAAAGTTATCATTATCAGGCCGTCCATATTCCCTAAGCAGTTCATCCTCTGAAACAACCAGAGTTGCTTTACCGACGGGACCCCACTTAAAAACTCCTGCGGTGGCTGCGTCTGTGGTTGCAACTGCAGGGATGACGGTCGTTAAATCAATCTCTGATACATTAACGCCCGGACTTAATTGAAAAGGCATATTATTCTCCCTATGAGTTATATTTTTTTTCTTAATATATTATTTATAACATAGCGTATTTTAGAGAAGCCAACGATCATCAGAAACTGCCATCATCGGTTGTTCTTCATGCGAATCATGACCCGTTTCTATAAAACCAAACGGAACTAAGTCACGGAATATTTTTTCTTCATTTATCTCTTTAAGGTTTATCACAGTATTTATATCCGTTAATTCCTTAAAGAATTTTTGGTTAGTTAACCACCCAAACAAAACTAGACACATTACAAGATCATCGTGGTTACCTGGTTCTGCTTCGTAAGATACTCCCTTTTTACTAAATACAGATAATTCTTGTATCGTATCAAAGTCATTAATAATTAATTGTTCTTGTTCTATAAGAAGCTTGAGCATAGAACAACCTAAAGATTTTACTGTTTTGGTCGTTCTTATACCCTTATCTGACTTACCACCAAATCCAGCCATACCAGATATAAGTCGTTTTCCTTCACGACCATTATTCTCGGTCAGCAACATGTTCTCATATTCATATTCCTCAAATAATATACTGGCAACCTGATCGCCGATATCATTAACTTCTACTAATATAAAGGCTTCGTTATAATACTTGCAACCATTCAATACTGCACCAGCATAATCAATAGGAGTAATCATATTATTTTTATATGTACAGACTTGACGATATGGCATTTGAGTCGTATCTATAATGACGAATGCAGAGTAGTCTAAACCTTTACCGCGGCTTACGTCTACGATACCAATATAATTGTGACCTTGTTTAGGTTCTTCATAGATAGTAACACCACCTACTTCTTTAATAGGTTGCTGGTAAACAAGCTGTTTAAGTTTTGCACCGGAGATTAATGTGCCTGAACTGCCCAAAAATTCACACTCCATTTCCTGTGCAAATTTCTCAGTATCGAAGTCCATAGATTCGAGAGCGTCTTGCTTCCATGCTTCATCTCTTCCAGGTACGTCGTACCACATTACCTTAACGAATTCGTATCCATTCTTACTAGTTCTAGCACCCTCACATGTTTTATAAAAATGGTTTAATCCATTAGGTGTAGATGTTAAAAGGATTTTGGTAGTTTTACCTGACGAAATCGTTGGATAAACAGAAGCAAAAAATACGTCCCAGTTTTCGACGAATGCAGTCTCATCAATATATAGAAAAGATACAGACTTACCACGAATTGCAGAAGATGATGTTGCTGCTGCCAATACTTTACAGCCGTTTTCAAACTCTACTGATCCTTTGTTCCATTCGACGACACCTTGTTGCAACCACTTTGGAAGGGCTTCATAAGC